TGCCGGGACTATAAATAGCCGAAGCATTTGTCACCGTCGCATTTGTTCCAGCAATCGGCGCACCGTCTACCGTGAATCCATGCATATTACTCAAAGCAGAAGCCCCAACAAATGAATGAGTCGATGGTGTAATTCTAAAGTCTCTTTGAAGTGACATTGTCCCAGTAGCGTGTTGTCGAATCTGTCCAAGGTTGAAGTACGTTGAAGGCGCCTCGGTTGATGCTGTCAAATCCGTATCTGCTGAGCCAGTAAATGAAAACCTAGGAGATGAAGCCGAGCTTCCTGTCCCTGATGAAAACGTGTGTCCTTGGAGACTGGCAATATACCTATTTAATAAGTTTACTTGAAGTTTAACAGTACCGCCCGCACCTTTTGCCCCCAATACAAGATCCTCTGAACCTGCCGATGATGTCGCCTCAATCTTTGCGCCACCAGCTGCCGCTGCACTTGTTACCTTAATCCCAGTAACAGCAGATGCAGTTGATGAATCAAGTTGTAAAGTAGGATTCGTAGCCCCATTCGGACCAACAACTAAAGACCCAGAACTAGCAGAGGTTACAGTCACCGCCCCACCAGTAGCCATACTCATGCCTACAACACCACCAGTGATAAAATCTAATCTGTTAGCATCTGTTGTACCAAGCACCCCAGCTGCTCCAAAAGCATTACCGCCTTGAGCAAAGTACACACCCGGCGCATATGCTGTATCTACAATCCTTGACCATCCAGTGTTGGGAGCTGAGGTCTTAATGTATCCAATCCCTGTCACGTAGTTCATTGCAATCGAACTAAGCGGAGCAGCAAGGCCCCCACCTGAGCTTGGGTCTGTTGCCGTACCCATTAGCTTGCTTGTCCCGAATAAATCTAAGTTCTGCTTTAAAGCTTTAACGTCATTGCCAGAAAAAATCACAGCGTCGCCATAAACGACCCTCGTAAACATTACGAGCATTAGACTAATCAATATTGTTCTCATAACTACCCCATTAAGTTGATATCAATTTCGCCCGCACTAACCGTAGCGGTTCCCACTGCTCTAATACTAAGTCTTGTACCTGCTGCAATCCGCAAAGGGATAACACCATTGAACCCACCCGGCGGGATTAATAAAGCTCTTACCTCAGATGCAGCAGCACCTATGCCAAGCTCCATAGCGTAACCGCCACCGTCAAATAGAGTAATACCAAATACTGCCGCTGCACCAACCGATGCGGTTAACTGAACCCATGCCCCAGTTGTTACGTTTGTAAGTGAGTAATCTAGTCTAACAGAGCCAAGATACGCTTTACCTGCATCTGACACAGGCAGTGCATTGGTGTTTGATGGTGTTGTTGTATCAACAGCGACTGTTGTTGTAGCACCGTTTTTTGTATATTGAATTGGACCTGAGCTAACAGTTGTTTGATTTACCGGCCAGTTGAATTCTCTTTGTGAAGCCATTACCCACCTACCATTTTAACAGTCAATTTTGCTGTAATTGTTCCGGTCCCACTCGTTGCAGTATATTTCAACGCAATCCATGAGTATGGCACTTGGTTCATGTGAATTAATAGGTCAGAGTTAGTAGTGTCCACATTAATGGTCGCACCAAACTCAAACTTAGACCAGTTTGTAGGGTATTTTCCTTGTTGCACATTGGCTGTATCATTAGAGCCGTAAACCTCTAGAGTTCCAACAGTCGTGCCAGTCCAAACAACCTGAATACCAACATTGTCGAGGTAATCGATGTTTGTTGGATTAGTGTATGTATTAAAATCAGAAGCCGTACTTTGTGCATTGAGCAGCACGTATGACTTCAAGGTGTCTTTGCGAGCCATCTTTTAACCTCATTCCTTTGAAGTAGCGAAAACCTTGCTTTCTAACATATCTTGCCCCGCGCTCTTTCATCCTTCGATTAATAGCGCTCCGTAGAGGAGAACTCATTCTCACCCCAAGGGCATCAAAAACCAAATCGTGTACTATCCCTTTACGAACCCAAACTTGCTCACCTGGCTCTAAGTGCTGATCGATAACTCTATCAATCAACTCATAGAACAATGAACGCCTTCGCAGTTCTCTAAAAACCGAATCCATGTATATACGCCGTGGTAATATTCCCGGCCCCACTTGTGTAAGTAAAAACCAAACGTAACCAATTGTAGCTGATATCAATCTTACCAATCGCATAAACCCCAGCACTTGAAACCGCAACAGAAGCACTCGGAACATCTGACCAGTTTGTCGGTACTGTTCTCTCAATCGGTGAACCTGGGTCATTGCTGTATTGAAGCTTTAATGTCCCAACAGCAGTACTTGTGGTCGTAGCCTGAACACTTGCAGTAACCATGTAGCCAGTATAAACAGCAGAGCTATTGGCACTTGCCCCTGCTGACTGCGCAGAAAAAACCAAGTCGTTTGTGACTCTCATCTTGAACCTCGTTTAATTATGAATTTTTGCGATATAAGGGGGGTAACTATCTGATTTTTCATGTCTACCCCCTTCCTGATGGGATTAATGGCTTATGGCCAAAGGTTTACATTGCACAGCAAGTCGTCAAACTTGCTTATCCTTGCGCGCCGCTGCCTTCTGTAAGTCTGTGGCATACATTCCCGCCACATGTAAGTCCTCAGTACCACTCATTGCCTTCTGTTGCTGTCCTTGCAAGCTTTGTGGGTCCTGCAATGCCATTTGATTAGCTATGATTGTCTTAGGATTAAAAGAGTCATCTAGGTTAGTGCCTAGAAACAAACTTAGACCCATCTTTGCAGCATAAGGCATAGTAAAATCTTTCTTACTGCCGTACGTAGTTAGCTGATCAAACACTTTGCTTTTCATATCGTCATAGAGCTTCGGATAAACAGTTGATAGAGTCTCAATAGCTTCCTTAGTAATCGCTCCACTTGCAATGTCATCAAACACACTAACCGGGTTTTTAACCACGTTATAGTATCTCTCAAACTTATAAACCTCGGATGGACTTAACTGATAAGGCTTAGAGAATGGCTTAGCCTCTGGCAATTGGGGCAGCTTTGATTGTAAGAACTGAACAGCAGTACCTGTCTTGTAAGATATGTTCTGTGCAATCTGTGGCGCATGTTCTACTAATGGCCCGATGTTCTTCTCCATCATATCAACGAACTTATCAGGATTAGATGAGAGGTCCTTAATAACCCCAATTGCTTTAGGTAAGTCTTCGCGCTCTTGTTGCTTGCGCATTAGCTCTTTGCCTTCAAAGCCCTTAAGCTTCACAGCACCTTTACCCATTTGCTTAAACAAGGCACCTGCTGCCTTATCAACATTGGCACCGACCTTCTTAGCCATCTGCTCAATCACTGTAAATCTGCCGATAGCAATACCAGGATGCGAAGCCATGTTGTAGGCCTCAATCAAACCGCCAACAACAGGATGACTAAAACCAACACCCATTGCAGCACCCTCAGCTAGGCCTACGTTATGTTTCCCAGCACCTAACTGATTCATCAAGTTCTGATATTCAGCTTGTTTAATCGCTTGCTCTGATATGATCTTATTCTTCTCAAGCAATCGTGAAACTGATTCCTTGTTAAACTCAGTGTTAGGCAAGTGCTCATATCTCTTTTCAATCGTACTGATTAAGTCCTCTGACTTAGCCATGTACTCTGACAAGATATCTAATCTCTCAGCACCTGTCTCATTGTTGATGTTTCTAAAAAAGCTTCGCATCTTTGCAGGATCTACTACAAACTCTTCACCACCGCGAAGCCTTGGAACCTTCTTCATAAAGTTCTTGCGGAACATTTTCTCTGCGTGAAGGTGTTCTGTTAGTGCATCATTGAATTCAGATTGAGCAGCCCCTGCTCTGCCCCACACGTTTTCATTCTCTAGTGAGTTTTTAATCTCAGAGCGTAAGCCCTTCAATACATCAATCGCGTCTTTCTCTGCAATAGATGCGGTTCTATCAAACTTCATTAAAGGATCTATCTCTTTTTTAAAGCTATTGATTGCTTCAAAAGCCCCCGGCGCATCCCACTGACCGCTTTCTTTTAAGTTCTTAAGCATGTGCTCTTTGAACACCTCGGCCTTACGGGCAAAGCTTTGAGGATAAATGTCAGGCTCTGATCTAAGTTTAACAATGGTATCATCAATGCTTGAATGGATCTTATCAAACTCAGCACCGGCGAGCGATGGATCCATGTCTTGAAGTAGGGCCCTGTTTTCCATTGGTCTTACTTTAGAAGAAACGTGTTGGCTCATTTTAGATATGTCTTTATACTGGTCCTCAATAGACTGACTAAAGTCTTTAACAACACCATTCTTTTCACTAAGCGAAGTCGCAGCAAGATCACGCTCATTGACCGCTTGGCGGATTAACTCCTCAGGCTTTCCTGAGAAGAATGCCGAGCCTTTAACATAACCCTCTTTGGCCGTTGCTCCGAACATATCTGCAAGCTTACTCATTCCCTCTTTGGCCTTGTTTACTATCGGTGGGATTACCTCGGCTCCTGTTGCAAACGCCCCACCCAATGCACCGCCATACATAGCACTCAATCCAATATTGCTTAGGATCTTTTCACCGTTTAACTCTGGGTCACCAAGTGCTTCTTCTGTTACAGAGCGCCCTGCTCCATACACAGCACCCTCAACAGCAGAGCCTAAGGCATGCGCTCCGCTTTGAGATAAGATCTTATGCACCAATGGAGAAGTCTCAGGATTAACAAGCTTCGTTGCTGCTCTCTCTGCAATTGGTAAAGCTCTCTCTGTAACACCGGCAGCAAGTTTTGCGGCAATCTTAGCAGGTACAACATCGGCTTGAGCGGCGCCCACACCTGGGATGAATAAGCTACCTAAAATACCAGTGGCCTCACCGGCAAGTGAAGCGGTTCCGTGTCTTTGCTCTAACTCTCGCAACGTCTCAGGGCTTGCAGCTCCTGTGGCAGTTAACAACTGATCACTTAAACCAAGAGTAGGCCCACGCAATACCCCAGCACCAAAAGCACTTGCTGTATTGCCAAGGCCATCGCCGTATTGCTGTTCCATCTGCAAATCATGAATCTGCTCAGGTGTTGCAATCTGAAACTGCCCAGACTTCACAGCATCTAAGGCCTCATTCTGTGGCATCAAGCCAATATTACCAGAGGCATCAACTAAGTGAACCCCCGGCGTTTGAGTTTCTTGATCCATTATCTCCCCTTAGCTTTGCCTAGTGGTTGAAACCCTTGTCCAGGCATCCCACCAAACTTCACAAGCTTGTTCTTCATCGCCTCATTTAAAGACTCATCAAGATGCTTTAAGAATTGTTTATTTCTCACATCACCCTCAACAAATCCCATCACAGAGTTTGGATTAGAGAATGATTTTCCGAAGTTCTCAAGATCCTCTTTAGTCAATCGCTTGAAGTCATCATAAGCCATGTTCTCAGGTATCAACTGAGACCTAATTTGCTCTACTCTTGCTCTGTCAATAGGGCCTAGGGCAACACCGTTATTCTTTTTAGAGATGTCACTAAGCTCATTAACCATCGTCTTAATGCCGCTGTATTTAGAGAGCATATTACGAAGCTCATCAGCTGCTTTATCATCAACCGCCGGGTAGGCTCTGTTGTTAAAGACAACGCGTTTCTTCATGTACTCAGGATTAGACAACAATCCAAATGGCTCTTGTTGTACTGGTATACCGCCTGCACTGTTACCCATGCCGTATGACATAGCCATAGCTCTGGCATTTGCTAGCTGAATGGTAAGAGGCAACATCTGCATTTCAGCTTGTTTGTAAGCAAGCTGAGCATTGTTCTTAGCTTCTTTACTCTGAGCCATAGCACCGGCTTGACTGATCTTTGCTCCCATTGCTGTCATATACGCAGCTCTTGTTGCAGCCTCAGCAGTGTGAAGGTCTCCATAACGACGCAAGTTCTGAGACAAAAGATTCTCTTTCTTACCAAGCTCCATCTTTTGAGCTTCAATAGATCTATCAACCTGTTTGTTGTAAGCATCCATAGCCATGTTTGTAGCACCTGGGCCCTGTAGCCCTTGGCCAATACCACTTAGCAACATGCCAACAACGATCCCAGCTTTTTGTCCGGTTGATGAGTCATTCCATACTTTATATGGGTCAATCTTTTGGTTCTTCACGTCGTTAAATAGCTTGTCATACTCAGCACCAACATCTTGCTTAGCTTTCTGCATATGATCAGCTTGGCGCTTAAACTCATCGGCTTGCTCACCCATCTTGCCATACATGTCGGCCTGAGTTTTATACATATCCTCTTGAGCTTTAGCGTTTCTCATCAATGGAGCTTGTATTCCCTGCATAAGACCTAAGCTTTGAGCTTGCGGGAAGTTATAATTACTCTGCTGTTGTTCTACTTGAGGTAACTGACTCTGAGCTTGCAATTGCTTTTGCAATGCCATCTCTGGGGTCTCAACTTGTGGCACTTCTATCGGCTTATTAATAGCACCTGTTTGCTCAAGCTGTTGTTGTTTCTCTTGTCTACCTTGTCCTGCCATATCACCAATGAATGAACCGATTTTACCCAGTGGTGATTGATCAGCTTTAGCGTGCAACGGATCTAGATAACTCTGTCTGTCTACAGCGCTTAACTGATTCCACTGATCATTACTGATCACACCTGGGTCAGGTGATTGATATTGCTGTACTGGTTGAGCAGGCATTTGCATCGGCGCACTTAGGTCAGGCATATATGACGATTGGTCAATCTGCTGATAGTCAGGATTAAGAGCATCGGGAACTATACCACCTTGTGCAAAGTTAGCCACTGGTCCTATGTTTCCTTTTCCGTTCATCATCTGGTAAAGTTTTCTTTTGCCTTCGATTCCGAACGGACTAACGCCTAACACTTCTGTTAAGTTTTCAAATGGGTCATTTTTTTGATTGCCGAACTCTAGACCTGATCTTGGTGTTTTATTTTTTACTGCCATCAGTATAGAGTCAGGTGTTGGCTCTATGGCGTTAACCTTGATGCCCTGTTGTTGCAGTTTTTCAATCGCAATCTCTTGTCTTAATCTGCTTGGATTGCCAGGAAAAACATGTTTACCAAGCTCATGGTTCTTAGGCATTAAATACATATTAACCTCAGAGCCATGAGGTATTATTGAGCTGTAATCATCTCTAGCAATTAGATCACTGCTTGTGTGTATTTTCATTGGCCCTTTAGCATTGTTAAGCATCTCTTTACTTGCGCCATACTTCGTATCAGACCACATAAATGGATCTAGATTTTTATTAAAATGAGAATTAAAATGAGACCCTGCAATCCCTGGTTGTCCAATCTCACTTACTGACTGACCGTGAAAATTAGGAGCCCATCCTATATATTTATCTACATGACTAATATCTACATATGGGTTTGAGCTGCTGCTCTGAGCTTTTTTAATGGCATTAATTTTTTCTTTATTGTCACCAAATCTAGCCATAAAATTATCTAGCATGCTAGGTGCTTGCTCTTGAAGTGCTTTAGCCTCTTGTGTCCAAGGACCCTTAACCACCTTACCAACATTCTCAACAGTTCCCATTCCTGCCATACCTGCATTTTCACCAAAGTTTTGATGGAAGTTCTTCTCATCTGCCATTGATCTTTTGAAGTACGGCGCAACAGCATCAGGTAGCTTACTTGCGAAGTTATTAGCAAAACTGTCAGGGTAATTGTTCTCATCACCCGGTTGTACTGGCTCTGATCTAGTTTTTACGAAGTTATTAACGCTCTCAACAATACCACCATCGGCCATTTTCTTTGGCTTCATGCTAGTGATCTTGCCATGGATAGCATCAGAAATACTCTGCTTAGCTACCTTAAACTCTTTGCCGTCTTTACCTTTGAGGGTATATGAGTGCTCATCATCTGAAATGTATTGGTACATATTAACCTCTCTTCTTAGCTTTCAAAACATCACTGTAAGAAGACTCTTTCTTTCTCTTCTCTGATAACAATGCCGCAACAAACTCTTTAGCTTTATCGGGGCTACCAGCCTTGCTTCTAGGAATTACAATCTCACCAGGAGAGAGCATCGCAGGAACTATGTCATTCTTCTTGTTGTCACCTGGATGTATGGCCTGACCACCAATCAAAGCGCCGTGAGCTGCTCCTGCAGCACCACCCTTTGCCCCAGCAGATAAAGCCCCACCACCAGCATTAATAAGGCCACCTGCAATTTGAGACCTTTGAGCAGCATTTTGCCTAGAGGTATCAGCCTCAACCTGTTGAGATGGATTAATAACACCTGCCAATGATCTTTGGTTATCAATACCCTGAGCACCCATTTGATTATAAAGGTTACCAAGGTTTGCAGTAGCTTGTTGTTGCTCTTGCGCTCTTAGCATTGCCCCTTGACCACCTGTAGATTGTTGAATGTTAGATGTGTTTTGATTTATCAATCTCTGAGCAAGACCTGTATTGATACCTTTTTGCGAAGCCACTTGCCCAGCACCCATCGCCGCATTCTTATCCATCGCCTCTTTTAGCTGTAAGTTAGCAACACTAGGCCCCTGGCCTCTTTGCTGAGCCTGAAGCACCTGAGCTAATTGGTTTTGATTGTTATTAACATTACCAAGGTTTTGCTGTTGCTGCATTAATGCCTCAACTAGCTTTTGCTTTTGTTCAGCCGTCAACATTCCTTGATATTGGTTATTTAACCCCCCGGCATCAACAACACCACCAGTAATACCACCAGCAACCCCGCCGATCAAATTGCCCAAAGCACCACCGCCACTACCTATTACACTTGTTACACTGCTCATATAAGCTCCTTCAAAAAGGCTAATTGATTACCAATATATTTAAAACCGTTCTCTTTTGCTAAAGTGCAAATAGTCGTCTTATCACTACTTGCATATAAATACCTAAACCCTGCATCTCTTGCCTGCTTAATCAAATAAGCAGTAACCATCTGCATAGCCTGTTTCCTAGAATGCCTCTCAGCGAATGGATTAGAGATATAATGCTCCATGTAGGCCATCTTTGAGTCTGTCTTATAGATAAACCCAACTGCAATACCGTCAACAATCCCGCCAATCTCTGGGATTACATCCTTAGGTAATGGATCAAGAGCGCGTGACTCCATCCATTCAACCACAAACTTATAATCATCTGCTGTGTATGCTCTAACCATATGACTGGCTCTCCGATACCTTGTTTAGTCCACGCTTGATTCCAACTTCAAAACTCAAAGCTGACAAGCTTAATCCCTCACCATAAGCAGGTGACTGAGTATCATAAAAAGTAAACTGTATTGCTTCACACTTTTGACGAGATGGAAAGAGTCTGTACTGATAAGGCACACCACTTGGCGCACTTGCAACAGGCACCGTAATAGTCTGAGCAGCAGTAGATACAAAGTCATAAGCTAACTCACAGTTTAATGTGTGAGGTGACTTGTAATCACCAACAACCATTGCTTTGTATATTCGCTGAAAGCCCTGAATGCCTGCCATCTGTATCCATCCTGTTTGAATGTACATCTGAACAAAAGCACCATCATCTGTAAATAGACTTGGGTTTTCTTTATAGATCTTGCCATTTGCTTTAAGCCAAGTGAATTGCCCGCCGAACTCACATGAGTCAACTGCTGTGATTGAGTCAAAGACTGACCATTGATCTACGAAGTAATCATAAACAAGCACAACACCACTGCTCAGAGTGAATCTGACCTGGTTTAAAGACGTGATAAGCTTTGATGAGGTGACAGCATATGAGTTGTAGGCCTCAACATCATCACCGATGTATTTAACAGATAAAGACCTATCCATAAGGTAGATGCCTTTAGCTGATTGAAACATTAATCCATCAGGGGTTCTAACGATTGATTTGTGGTTCGTGCACCCTACATCTGTAGTGACCAGTTGGGCGTCGATAAAATCATCATTAAAGCCAGAAGGGCTAGGCCCATCACCAACCACACAGAAAACAGTATTCGCCTTGAACAATAAGAGCTTTTCATCAATCACTCCTAAGCCTGTAATGGCTCCGTCTCGTTGATCTATGTTCTTAACAAAAGACGCACTGAACTCAACCACACCGCCTGCTGTAACCTGTTTAGAGTACCACCATGTTTGCGGATGCTCGCTTGGTATAGCGACAATCCTGTTCTTATAAGAAGTCATGATGTTACTTGCTGGTAATGGATCGTTTTCTAAAACCCCGCCATCAGTATAAAGCAAGTTATTGCCGACCAAAGTTGAGTCGGGAGTAGTATCAAACCAGTAAGCAAAATCATTGGTAGTAACGTTTAGCAAAGGAAGTATTACTGATGTTACCTGGTAGTAACGAGACCCACCGGCTTCCGTTCTGTAGATCACACATCTGACATTTGATTTTTGCGTTAGTCTTAGGGTAGGCAGTGCTAGAAAACTAGCTCCACAGTTGGCAACAGATAGAGCTTGAGTTGTAACTGTGCTTGTAGCGTTAGCGTCAACCGTAGCATACCAGTTAGGACCACCGAAAGAGTATGATCTAGGCGCTGAGATAACCTTAGGTGTCCCAGTGAAGCCAGAGTTTGACACTTTCTGTCCTGCTCTTAGTGCAAAAGTCCCAGGAAAGTAAACGATTGCATTATTAGTTGTAGACACAAGTGCTGAGCCTAGTGTCACGGTTGTGCCAACAACGCTTACCACTGCATGAAGTGTTGAACCAACTCTAATGTTAACAGCACCCGCCCCGATTCTATCAAGATCGGCAGCGTCTATTGTAAAGGTGTTCAGACCCGCTGTGAAAGTCGCATAGATCCTGTTGATTAAAATATATGGAGCTGAGGCAATCGCTACCCCTGAGGTTGTTGGTATAAGCGCCATGCCGCCCGCACTATATGTAAAATCAGTGTAGGCAGCTGCGACTTGAATAGATGTTCCGTTGCTTAAGTTATAAAGCTCCATGTCGTGTCTGAATATCTGAGCAAAGTCAGGATCTACTAAGATAGAGGTAGATTGCGGAGCCGTTTCAACAGCATAAAACTGCATGTAAGGAACGGCGTTTAAACTCACATAAGGATAGCCAACAACTGTGCTAGCTGTTGTGTTGTAGCTTCTAGTTACGGTCGGAGTAGTAGCTCCTGATGCTGTTGCATTAGCTGATATCTTAATCGCAGCAGTATCAAGACCTACGATGTAAGAATTGGCAGGTATACTTGTCCCAGAAATAGCCATCCCTACTGCAATATCATACGAGGACGGATTGTAAGTCGTTGCTATAGTGTCAGAACCAATCGTCGTTGTAGACACCGGCAACACAGCTGTTGCTGAAACAGTCTTACTGTTACCAGTACTAGGAGCTGATCTATGTATCTGCCCTTGGTTATCAGTCCACTCATAGCACACTTTGTATGAATATGATGAACCGACCTCTAATGCTCCCAATCCTGTTTGAGGTCCTACATAAACATTCTCTGGATACTGATGGAAACCATGCTCAACGATGCTAGATCCATCATACATCGATAAGATCCCACCTGAGATATGCAAGTTGTTAGCAATCGATTGATTCACTAACGCTTGTCCAAAGGTAAAGGTCATAGACTGAATAGATGATTGAGCATAGAGCACACCAGAAATAACGTTAAGATTCTCTTTATACGCACCAGCGATCATAAACACGCCACTTGATACCGTGTTTACTTCGGTTAAGTGACGACCACTCATTGGGTAAGGATTAGAGTTGTCTTGCGTAGCTTTTGCCACAACAAGGCCTGAGCTATTGATTAGAAAGTATGTTGGTTGTTCTGATGAGTACCTACCAACTAGGAAGTAAGTGTCAGAGCCATAGGAAAAGGGCTTACCACACAAGAATACGCCACGGTTTAGATAAGACGGTGTTCCTACTGTACCAGTTCTGGTCAATGTCATCTTGCGGACGTAGCTAGTCTCTAGAGTATTAGAGTCATAAGTTAAATTAGTCTGTGCAACACCAGTCCAAAGGCCATATCCTGTACCATTGGATGCGTAGCCTGTAATATTAGTAAAGTTATCTGCCACTGTCTCAATGCTGGTAGGTGTAAGCACCTGAACAGAAAGAGCTGAGTTATAAACGAAGTATCTAATTCCAAGTGTTGATCTAACATAGTTGACCCACACTTCATTAAGGACTGAGTCTGCATAAATAGCTATGCCGTAGTTAGCATCCTGAGCTGTCGCAGTAACCTTAGCAGATAAGGCCAGAGCACTTGAGAGAGAGTATAGGCCAACACCTGTTGATGAGTCATAAGCAAGGTAAATGCTAGTGCCAAGGACTGTGATATCAAACACCCAATAAGATGTTGGGTCTGTTGCAATATCAACAGCAGAGCCCAGCGTTGTTGGTGTTGCTGTATTGATGGCCTTGTACTTAATCTTATTGTCTGAGTAGTCGATGTAAACGATCACGAAGTAAGAACCAATAGCTTTCACCTTGGCATAGTACGCAGTTGTAGACACATCGACGTTGTCCACTATCTTTTGACCTGTGCTAGAATCTAGTAGGGTATATTTTGCAGCACTCGTTGATGAGTCACCATATACAAAGCACTGAATGTTTCCATTAATAGCACTATCGGCTTCTGTCTGGTTGTAGTTGTTAGCAACGATGCTTTGATTAGCAACACCGACAGCAACCTTGCTGCCTTTAAGATCCATCTTAGCTTCGCTTGCAGAGTATGAATAGACATTGGCACCATCACAGCCCACCAGCTCATTGGCATATGGAGCAAGCATGTTACCAGCAGTTAACTCACCTGACTGCGCAAGCCTGTCAAAGCCATAGCGCTTTTGAATCTTATTAATCGCCTTAAAGAATCCATTCTTAAGCATTAACAGCTTACCTAAAGCAATCTGCTTAGGGTCTCGCTTAGTATCGATACCCTTGTCGAATGAAATGGATATTGGTTGCTTCTCTAAAGCCATTGATCACCTCAAAATACATAGATATCAACGACAACGCCCGCACTTGAAGTAAGTATAAGAGTTTTTGCAGGTGTTGCGTTACTATCTTGAGCATCATAGATCGAAGCACTGGCCCTTTGTCTAACAATGAACCAGCCTTGCAACTCTCTATCGAGCCCATGATTAATTGAATTACTACCAGACACTAACGTCACCTTACTCAAGATATAACCGTCTACTTGAGGGTTCTTTAAAATCGGAGTCAAAGCATTAGAAATGTTATCCTGTAGCTGACCAATAATTCGATCAGCTGATTGGATCTTACTAAAGCTTCTCATTAAAATGCTCCGTAGCCGTAACCAGAGCCTGAGCCTGATGACCATATGTCAGAGAACTGAGTGTCTCCCACAGTAGCAGGATTACCAGCATCTCTATTCTCAGCAGCACTCTCAATACGCTTAATCAGCTCTGCTTTCTGCAAAGCAAACACTGTCACGTCACTCTCTTGTTTAGCTAATGCCTTAATACACGCATCAACGATGATGTACTCAGTCCATCCAGAGATGCCGTCAACAGTATCACCATCAGCAGAGAGAGTTGTTAGCCTTGGCACATACCACACCTTGATGGTTTGACCACCGGCAGGAGTTGGAGTTAGCCAAAGTTTATCACCGTTTAAGCGATAGCGCATGTTGGTTACACCATAAAATGACTGAAAATTAGGGACAGCATAACGATTCCGATCAGTAAAATTAAATGGTCGGATGGTGACATAACTGTCAGCCGTGTTGCTAAGTGCAAGATCAACCCCAAGCAGCTTGTAAAAATCAGTAGGGAGAGAATAAAGCTGATTACTTCCATCGGTAGAAATTGAGTAAGGATTAGCGACATAGTAATTGTCTCCATACTTTTGCACTAATATATCATACAGCTCAAAGTAGCTCTGATTAATATACGAAGTCAGCTCACTATCGCTAATGAACTGATCGTTTACCATATCTGATCTTTGTCTCACAGCTGTTCTAAGAGCTAATAGTGTCATGGTTGTTGCCATGGTTCACCCCTTATTCAGCTTCTGGTTGTTCGTCTTGTTCTTCATCTGCAAGTTGAATTTGATTCCAAAATGCTTTAAGTGCTGAAACCAAATCCATTGCTGATTTGTCTTCAAACGCTTTTAGCATCTCTTCGGCAATTGCTTTTAGAGTCTCATCTTTATCATCAATGGCCTGCTCTGGCTTAACTTCCTGACGGCTTTCACCACCGCCAGGCTTCATTTTTGATAAGATGATTGAAACCGTCTTTTTGTTATCAGGTATAATCATCTTGGACTCCCTTAGTAAGCTGAGCTATTGCCAACAGTGATGTGAAGAATGAACGCCTCACCACTGGCAGGATCTGTAGCAGTACCACCATCATTTTCAAACTGAACAACAACCGTTGGTGTTGCAGCAGTAGAAACCGCTTGAGATACAACAAAGAACTGAGGAGCAGCAGCAGCGCCGCCGGTCCCAATCAATGTGCAAGTGCATCCTAGGAACTTGTAGTAAGGATCTTGCAAAGTAACTGTGTATTTACCCGCTGAGTTTCTTACAACTGACAAAATACCCTTTGAGTTAGCTGTAACCACAGTTGGGGCACCAGTAGCACCAACAGTAACATTACAATATAAATCAACTAGGCTTTTCTCTAATGAATATCTGAATTGTTGGAAAAATCTATTAGCCATAACATCCTTTTGGTCTTATTGACCGTGGGCGGTTTTACGAACAGGCAGAGCCCCCTCACCCTGTAAGATGGAGACCCTAGAGGACGTTTTAAGTCCGATAGGGCCCCATTATTAATTAAGCAGATAAAGAAACAACTGCATTCCATCCAGGAGCAGCACATGACAATTGGTAGTATGCACCAACGCGCAACTCACCTGCATCAGCATTAGACACTCTCAACATCTCTAATCCGTCACCGTATTTCAAGATTTGAGGGCAATCACCCAATGACATAAGTCTCCAAGTGTCCATCTGTAGCATATACATACGAGCAGCTTGGCAATTACGATCAGGGAAAATGTCTACAACACTGTTAGCGCCATTTACTGAAATACCACGGAAAGCGATATCTGCAGGGCCTTTAGCATTAACGTATTGAACTTTTGAACCCAACGCTTTTTCAAGAGCAGAGTATGATGCAAAGTTAGTGATACCTTTACCAACTTTACCACCCTCACGAGCAACCAAAGCAGTAGAATCAATCATCGCTTCTTCGATAGACTGAGCAGAACCGTCGTAACGAACACCGGCAAGACGTACAGAATCAACTGAACGGTCAACACCGAAGAAATTGTCACCACCAGTTGGTGCTGTAGTAGGTAACCAAGCAGCTAAACCTTTAGGCTTTAAGTTTACATCGCCTTGGATTAGCAAGAAGTCGGCAGCAGTCCAACCAGATGGAGTCGCAGCAGAGCCACCCAAGCCAGAAGAAGCTACAGTAACTTTACCAAGAGCACGGTCAACAGCGATAACATAACCAAGAGCTGCACGTGGAGTACCGCCATCAGTTGCATTAGCTTGAAGAACCATGTTGTTTTCAAATTGAACAACGTCTAATGCGTTAGTCAAAGTGATAACACCTGTAGAGATAGAGCTGATAGCACCGATAGAACCAGTACCGCTTCTGAAAATACCAGATGCACACTGATTAGTTGCAGAGCGGATAGCTGAATCGATAACTAACTTAGCGCCTTCCAAGAAAGCCATTTTGTCAGT